TAGTGAGAACGCTGATGAACTTAAAGCAACAGCAGTATCCGCAGTCAACAACGGACAAATGATTATTGAATCTACTGCCAACTATTGGGGTGACCCTTTACATTTAGAAATAGAAACTGCCATAAGAGGAGAAGGAGATTATAACTATTTATTCTTTCCTTGGTGGAAGCATAAGGAATATAGAGTTGAACCACCTTCTGATTTCCTACCAACAGAAGATGAAATAGAGTTGGCATCGGAGTGGGATTTATCTCTTTCTCAACTGGCTTGGCGTAGATTGATGATACAGAAGTTAGGAGATTACTCAAAGTTTAAAAGAGAATATCCAGCTTCATTAGAAGATGCTTATGCACAATCTGGTGATGCTTATCTAACAGAGGATGATTTAACTTATGTTGAAGAACTTGATGTTGATGGGGATAGATGGAACCCTCTTGTTGAAGTAAATCCTAATGACTCTTATGCTATTGGAGTTGACGTAGGTTCTGGAACAGGCAAGGATTATTCTGTAGCATTTGTTCTATCTAAAACTACTGGTCAACCTGTTGGAATATTTAGATGTAATATGACCACACCAACAGAACTTGCTGAAGAGTTATTCTCTATCTCACAAGAATATAATGGAGCCAAGATATTGGTTGAGAGTAATAACGTAGGCATTGTTGTTTTGCAATCCCTCCAAGGTTCTAATCTTTGGAAGTCAGCAGATGATAAGTATTGGACAACAACACAAACAAATAAGAGAGTAATGTTTGAAGAGTTAAAAGAAGGAATACGTTCTGGAACTTTACATCAAATAGATTCTATTACATTAGGAGAGTTACGTTCTATTAAGCTGGACAACAAATATAATATCTCCTTAACAAGAGCCAATGGCGCACACGCAGATAGTGCAGTAGCATTAGCTCTTGCCTATCAATGTATGAAGCAAGTAAGATTACCTACCAAACCTTTTCTTCCCGATTGGGTAAAAGCAAGACGAGCAGAAAGAATAGTAGCCAACGCCAACGCATTAAACATTCGGAGATATTGATGAAGATAGAACTATATAATAGTGAGTGTTTAGAAAAACTAAAAGAACTACCAGACAATAGTGTTGATGCTATTGTAACAGACCCTCCTTACTTTATTTCTTTTATGAATAAGGGATGGGACAAAGAAGATAGTATTGCCAGCAAGAAAGAGTTCTGGGCTGAATGTTTAAGAGTAACAAAAGCAGGTGGTTACTTGTTGGCCTTTGGTCATAGCAGAACACACCATAGATTATTCACAGCAATAGAAGATGGTGGCTGGGAGATTAGAGATACTATTATGTGGTTGTATGGTAGTGGGTTTCCCAAATCACATAACATCGGCAAAGCAATAGAAGCCACAATCAAAACTGGTAAGTCAAGTCCAAAGGCTTTAAGGGAAACTCGTATGGGTGATGATTACAAACCCACAGGACAAGTTGATTACAAGAAAGGTAGAATGTTTAGTAGTGAAATAGAAAATGATAATACAACTCAAATCATAAACAACGATTGGGAAGGATGGGGAACAGCACTTAAACCAGCACACGAACCAATCTGTATGGCAAGAAAACCATTAGAAGGAACTGTTGCTGAAAATGTATTGAAGTGGGGAACAGGTGGAATAAATATAGATGCTTGTAGGATTGGAACAGAAACTATTACTATCAATAAGTTAGAAGAGTGGTCTGGTTTTGGAGAGGTAAAGAAACCAGAATATGAAAGCACAACTTCTGTTGGTAGATTTCCAGCAAACATTATTCTTGATGAAGAAGCAGGAACCATACTTGACGAGCAAACAGATAGTGCTTCTCGTTTCTTCTATTGTCCCAAAGTATCCAGCAAAGAAAGGAATAAGGGATGTGATAAGAACAATCATCCCACAGTCAAACCAATAGCCTTGATGGAATATCTTATTAAGTTAGTATCCAAAGAAGAAGCCATTATCCTTGACCCCTTTATGGGTAGTGGTTCAACTGGAATAGCAGCGAAGAAACTTAATAGGGCCTTTGTTGGTATTGAGATGGACGAGGGCTACTACACAATAGCAAGCAAGAGAATAGGCAAAGATAAAAAAGAATAGACAAAACCAACAACAATAGGAAGCACAATAAATGTCAAGAACAGAAAAAGAAACAGTCAATCTTGTCAGAGCAATCTACCAGAACCATAAGAACTATTGGAAGAACTCTGCTTCTCTTATGCGTAAACTTAAAAATACTTATGAGACAAGGCAGTTTGAGGACATAACATTTGACCCTACCAATATTCGTGTTGAGATTGCTGATGGTTATGCTTTTATTGAAGGGTATATTGCTTCTCTCTTCTCCAAGTTTCCAGCAGTAGAAGTAGGTAAGGATTCTGTCCGTAAAGGAAACGATGCAGTAGTTAAAGCTCTTGCTAATCGTTGGCTCTATGACCAAAGACAAGTATTAGAAAACGCATCACGACTTGCTCTTATCTATCCTAACTCTTTCTTCAAGCTTGCACCTAAAGAATCCTCCATCGTCTTTGATAAGGTTTCTGTTAGACCTGTTCCTCCTTGGGAAGTCATTGTAGATAATGATGCATCTAAATGGCAAGACCAAAGATTTGTGGGTCACGTTTATTGGTGTCCTGTTTCCAAAGCAAAAGGTATATTCGGTTCAAAGAAATACCAAGCAGTAGTTAAGGCTGATTACTTTGAGCAGCAAGCCCATCCTTACAAGACAGCAGGAGATGAAGATATTCCAGATGAATATAAATACATTGAAGTTGTTGAACTCTATGACCTTGTGTATGATTGCTTATACTTCTGGTCACCTAACTATGCCAGCGGAGAAAAACTACTTGATGAAGTATCTCCTATTCCTGTAAGAAGTTATGACGATGTTCCACTTCCTCCTATAGTTCCTCTTTATTACTCACGCATCCCCGATTCTCCAATGGAAGGATATTCTTCTCTCTTCCGTATCTATGACCAAATCTTTGAAAAGAATATTGTTCGTTCCTTCTGGGCAAATGCAATCCGCAGAGACAGCAGACAATATCTCTACAAAGAAGGAGCTATTGACGAAGATGCATTAGCAAAGATTACTGCTGGTGTAGATGGTGCAATGATTGCTGTTGATGCTGACTCTCTTGATGGTCTAATCAAAGTTGTAGAGGTTCCTCCTCTCTCCACAAACTTTGATAGATATTTAGCAGCTATTGAATCTGACTTACAGAGAGGTTCAGTTCTTGCTCCATTTACCAGAGGAGAAGCAACCAAAGCAACTGCCACAGAAGTAGCTGCTCTTGCAAACTACACAGCTTCAGAGATTGGTAAAATGGCAAGAGAGCGTGATGAAGCTATTGAACTAATGGCACAGATTTATATTCGTATGTTGGTTGACCTTCTTAAATCTGAAGATGTTGAAGATACAGTTATTGCTGAAGGAGAAGTATATCGTGTCACCGCAGAAAAGCTTGAAGGTAAGTTCCGCTTTGCTGCCTCTGACCAATCCAATACTCCTGTTGCTTCCGTAATGAAGCGTAATGAACTTATCCAGCTTCTTCCACTTCTCCAAGGATTAGGTATTGACCCTGCCAAGATTAAAGAACAGGTCATTCGTCAGTTTGACCTTCCTAAATCATTTGGTGAAGAACCACCTGCTCCTCCTCCACAAGCGCAGAATATCCCACAAGTTGCGCCTACAGAAGAACCAGAACCTACTTTACCTGCTGAAGCTCTTGCCCAGCAACTCTCCCAATCAGTCCCTACTCCAGAAGTAGCCACACCAGAAAGGATGTAATGTAAATGCCAATACACGATTATGCTTGTTTAGATTGTAATAAAATAGAAGAAAAGTTTATTAAAATGTCACAGGTTAATGACACCTTTGATTGTTCTTGTGGAAAACCTATGAAGCGTCTTATGTCTGCTCCAGCTAAAACTGCTGGTAAGTGGGGCGACCAAACTGGTAAGTGGGGAGTTAACGGTTGCTTTGATAGAGGCTTAGGTGCTACTTACTATACTTCTGCTGAACGAGAAAAGATTGCAAGAAGCAAAGGTCTTGTTCCACTTGAAGATGTTGGTGGAGATTCTTTTGTTGAGAATAGAATGTCAGCAGAGCTTAATATAAAAGCGGAACAAGACAAAATCCTACAATCATATAAAGATAAAGTTGCAGAGTATGGTGGTTCAGTTCAAGCAAAAGTAAGAGCAATAGAAGAAGTCCTGCCAGCCAAAGATTGTCTTGGTGAAACAGGTGCAGTTAAAACACTTTCAGCAAACATAAACACAGGAGAATAAACTATGGCAAAACCAATGATAGAAATAGAGATAGAAGGTGGGGAAGAAGAAGCCCTTAAAGGTATGGAAGGAAAACTTAAAGGTGATATTGAAATGGCTAAAGAAGAAGAGGATGCTGGTTTTATGTCTCTTCTTGAAGGAATCCAAGTATCACCAAAAGCATTAATAGGATTAATGAATGCTCTTAATAAACTTCTTCCACTTTTTGGATTACCAACAATCAAAGAAAAAGAACTTACACCAGAGGCAGTTCGTGCTCTCTCTATGATTGCACAAGCAGTAACCGATGCTGTTGGAATGGAAGAAATCCCAGCAGAACTTGAATATTCTCTTGAGGATATGAAAGGTGGTGATAGTTCTGTAATCGTTATTTCTGGTAAGCTTGACCGTCTATCAAAAGTTCCAGCATTTAAAAAGTTTTTAAAATCAAAACCAACAGAAGAAAC